TCGTCATCTTGCCGGACATCGCATCCGCTATCTGCGGTACGTTCGATGTGGCTGCAAGCCTTGCCTTCACTTCCCTGGCTACTTCTTTCTTGAAGAGCTTGTCGAATGCATCAATCATCTGCTGTGCTTCCTCTGCATCGGTGCCGATAGCCAGCATGTCAGCGAACTCTGCCGACAGGCCTCTTGCTCCGAGCACCTTCATGACCTCGTTCTTGGTCTGTGCAAGCTGGAAGTCTTTCAGCTTCCCCTCAAGTTCAGCGATGCGCATGTCCTTCTCGGCAGCTGCCCTTGAATCCTCATCAAGCTGTGAGAGCGTCTTCTCGTTCTCTATCTGCCTTCTGAGTGCCTCGATCTCACGCTCCTTCTTCTTCATTGCGGAGCTGACTCTGCGGTCGCCCTCTCTCTGAAGCAGTGCGCTTACTTCTTCGGCTGTGTAGGTCTCCTTGACTTCTTCGGTGTTAGCGTCTTCTGTTACGTTTGTGATGTTTTCCATGTTGTCCTCCTGTTACGGCTCAAGACCGCCCCATTGACTTGAGTTGTTTATACAAACCCCTCGACTATCGGTACTATCGTGCATCTGCAGTTAGGGTGCATCGGTAAGGTCGGAAATACTTCCGTCCTGAACCGCTTGCCTTTGAACTCCCTGCAGATATCACAACAGTCTGTCTCAGCGAGATACTCCGACTCTTCGACTCCCGCTGATATGTATGAATCCTGTGCTGCCTTGTTGTATGCCCGGGACGACTCTGTGCGGACCAGTCTGTCCGCCTCGTTCCAGCTGACTCCGTAGTCTTCCATCAGCTTCTTCTTGACGTCCGCTGGGTTCTTGCCGGCTATCACAAGCGACTCAACGTCTTCCATGACACGTGCGTTGAAGCCCTCTGCATTCTTCCACACTCTGTCCGAGTACCGCATCCCGCTCCAGTTTTCTGTAGCGATGGCTTTGGCTTGGTATTCGGAAACCATGTTGAAGTCTATGCCGAGTGCCTCACAGTTGCTCTCATACGTGCCGACTGATATCTTCTCGAGCAGTGCGTCAAGTTCCTTGTTCTGCTTCTCTGCGAGTTCCCTGACTTCATGCGCTACCGCTTCACGCAGCCTGATGTAGTGCTCGAGGTTGTAGAGGTCCGTGCGGGTCATCTCCTCAAGGCCGTTGTCGAGGATCTCCGCAAACAGTGCGTTGATCTCAGCTGTGAGCCTGTTGTAGCTTCGGCGGTACTGCTTGGCTATCTTGCCCGATATCTCGGTCGACAGCCTGTCTATGCCAGCCTCCTGCTCTATCGCACGGTCCTTCCAGTATTTAGCGTTCTTCTGCTCCTTCGTCATCACTTACCTCCGTGTTGAAGGCCGGTGCAAACAGTGAGTAGTTCTGGAGCTTCTTCTCTGCGACCTTCTCAAGCTCGTCCTGTGCGTCTATGTCCATCGGCAGGAGTGCGAGCCTTGTCTCATCACTGACTATGCCGTCCAGCTTGATGACTGTATCGACTGCAGCGGAGAGATCCTGCGGAAGGTTACGTGTGAATACGATGTTGACGTCGAGGTAGTCCATGTCTCCATTGACCTTGCGCATCACACCGTAGATCAGCTCCACCCTTCTGCGGAGTCCCTTCTCGAACTCTGTCTCTTTGACGCCTACCTTGTTCTCAAGACCCATCAGCTTGTACTTCATAGCTACGCCTGAAGCGTTGGCTGCGAAGTTCTCGTCTGTCATCGGTGGACAGAAGCTGAACTTGTGGATGTCCTGATCAAGACGCTTCTTCTCGTTCTCTATCCATGTATCGTTGACCGACTTGGTCAGCCATGTGCCTGCTCCGCCTTCCGGGAATATCAGCACACGGTTCTGCTTCATGGATGCCACATCCTCGGAGGTCGTGCCCTCCATGCCACTCAGCACGAGGTAGCTGTCTGCGAAGTAGTCAGCCTCATTGACAGAGTCGGACTCGAATGAGTCATAAGCATCTATCTCACTGATGACCAACTCGAAGTCTCCCTGTCCCTCCGTGTTGTTGAAGTACGGCGTTACAGGGACCTGTCCGAACACGTGATACTTCTGATCAAGAAGCTCGTAGCCGTTGACGTTGTCTCTGTACTTGGCGATGTCTACTGCGGAGTAGACCTCGACATAGTTCACTTCCTGGTCGCTCTCGATGTCGAACGTGCTCCAGTATCTGATGACATAGATCAGTGTCTCCTCGAGGTCATCGTTGTAGATCGGTATCATGCCGATTGCCGGCAGCGCCTTGAAGCGGATGTTGCCGTCTGCGTCGATGTACAGTATCTCGTAGCCCTCACCGCAGATGCTCTGCCACTTCGCTATCTCCTTGTTCACTGAAGGCTCATCGTTGTACTCCATGATGTCCTCGAAGGCTTCCAGCGTGCTCTCGTCTGATGCGGTGTACTGCACAGGCTCTCCGATGAAGTAGCCTGTCATCAGTGTGGTGATGTAGTTGGCATATGGATTGACGACCTTGTTGTTAGGCTTTGATGCGTCCTCATATGCCCGCTCCAGAATGCTGTGCTTGCCCATGTAGTAGTCATGCAGCTTTATCTTCCTGGCATTCTCTGCCCGGTCCTTCTCTATGAACTTTCTGATAATGTCCTTCGTCAGGATCCTGTCCTGTGGAAAGTAATATTTCATTGTTCCTCCTAAAGCCCCAGAAGGGCCTTGTTGAATGTCCCCATCCTCTTGTATTTATCTACACACTGAAGGCTGTACCTCAGTGCATCGATGCAGTGGTTGAACTCGTCTATAGGCTCGTTGATGTACTCGCCTGTCGCTCTGTCCTTCTTCCATGCGTAGTTTTGTAACTCTGTTATGGTGTGTTCGCAGCGTGGATCCACGACGATGTCATACTGCTGAAGCTTCTGTATGCCCTGCAGTATGGAGCCCTGACCTTTGACAGCCGGATAGATGCGGTACAATCCTGCCCGCTTCAGCTCCTCTATGCTCTTGACCTCTGCCGAGTCTCCGATGATGGTGCTCTTGGCGAAGCCCAGCTCCTTTATGACCGTTGCGATCTGATCATTCAGGAGCCCCGTCTTCACATACTCCTGGGCGATGAAGAGGGTGTTGTCCTTCTGGAAGCTGACTATGAATGCCGTCGGGTCATTCGTGAAACCGAAGTCGAGACCGCACAGAAGGTTCCAGTCGTGAGTGTCCTCGATGCGTCCGACTCTCCAGTTGTTGAAGACCAGCTTGTCGAGTGATGCGAACTCACCCAGCGCATATATCCGGTAGTATGTCGGATTGGTCTGCGCCATCTTCTCGATAGTCTCAACGTACTCAGGAGGAAGGAAGCGATTGTCCTTGTATGTTGTCTTGTGTATGACGGTGTCAGCCCCAATAACGGCCCCGTCTTTGAACCAGCGCCTGTACACCCAGTTGGCTTTCGATACAGGGTTAAAAGAAAAGAACATCTGCAGTCCTGAAGCCTTCGCTCTGAGACGGAGGTTCAGCTGTTCGATGTCCTCTTCTGTGAACTCTGTGGCCTCTTCGACCCAGATGTCCGTTATGCCTGTTATCGACTTTATTTTCTCACTATCGTCCATCCCCTTGAAAAGGAGCACGGAGCCGTTAGGGAGCTCGATTGTGAATACTGACTTGTTGATCTTGCACCTGCCGTATTGTTTCCATTCGACCAGTGTATCAAGTACCAACTGCCACACGGAGTCCTTGATTGTAGCGCCAACCTTACGCATGATCAGCGCCTTCCGTCTATCATCCTGCAGCGCTTTCAGGACTATCTTCTGCGCAATAAACACGGACTTACCGCTACCAGCTCCCCCATAGTAGACTTCGAAACGATGTGAGTAATCAAGCAAGCTCTGCTTGTATGTCTTGTTTACATCAATTATCAGATCCATCGTTGATGATTACGTTGAGTGTCCTGTCCTCAACCTCTGCTTCAATCTTTGTCGCTGGCTTCGCCATGTTGTACTCAAGCCATAGCCTCCATGCGTTCAGATCGCCCTTCTCGATGAGTTGCACGAACTTCTCAGACGCCTTGCCAATATCAAGGCCGTCAGCAACAGCTTGCATAAGTTCCTTCGTGACTGCTTCCTTTTCGTGTCTCTTCTTGGCTGCTTCAACCGCAGAGCAACCGCAGAACTGTGTATTCTTTCCATATTCAGCTATGTTCGGGTTGCCCTTTGCCATATATCCTCCAACGCAAAAGGCCGAGCCTGTGCCCGGTCCTTGCGGTTAACTCTATGTAGTTCAGAAAGGAGTAAGTAATGTCTCTTATGAATTCCCCTGATACCATATTACCTATTAACAGTAT